TCCCAGTGGTCGTGTATATTCGGGTCACCTGCGCATATGCGGCCGATTTTGTGCAGGATCATGTCGATTGCTTCATTGTGGATGGGAAGCAACCGTGAGCGATCTGCCGTTATGACATCTTTCAATCCTTGCGTAATGCGCGCGTGGACCGAGAAGTCGCCGTGGGTTTTCTTCCGCTCTGCCAGATTAACTTCTTTCACGATCCGAATCTCCTGTTTTCGTAATCAAAACCGGGCGCGGCCGGTTTCGTTTCGTCATCGTCATTCCAGATCAGACTGGACGGCTCCGGCATTTTGTCGGCCGGGACAACGCCGATCACGTCCTGAAAACTGGACACGTACCGCCAACCGCTGTTGATTGCCAGCTTACCGCCCTGGATCATGGTTCCAGCAAACGGACGAATCACCACCCAGTCGCCCAAACTGGCTTCCTGCACGCGCAGCCCATCGGCACTTTTGTAGTTGAACGCAAGCGGCCCCATGGCGACAATCCGACCGGCCATGACGTTGTGCTGCATCAAGTCGCGCGTGACATCAGGCGTCAAGATGTTGCCGATCTTCCGCGGCGGCATTGGAACGCGGATGATAATCATATCCCGCGTAGGCTGCACGAAATTGTGCGGAATTTCGAAGCTGTGTACGCCAATGCCGCTCATTTTGATTCCTTTGCCGCCAGATCGAAGATTTTACGTACGTCGTCCGGCGGCCCCGTTAACAATTTAAGCAGGTCATTGAAGGCCGCCGCCCGCCCCTGCGTCACCGGGTCCACCGGCTGCCCCGCCAGGAATTGCTGCACCGTCAGCGTCTGCCTGCGGTTGAGGTAAAGCGCCAGGCTGCGCGTTGCCGGACTGTTGAGCCATTCCATCAGCGATTGTTCCTGCACCCTGCGCCTCCTGCATTAGCTGTTGTACGGCGTGCTCAAGCTGCGCCATTTGCAACAGCGCAGTTTGGTTGTTCACCATGCCACCGCTGGCGTCGACCATGTTTTTTAGCGCGGTAGTGAGCTGTACAGCTACGCCGCCGATTGTTTTAATATGATCGGAGCGCTGTTTCATCAAGAGGGCGGCACCTTGAATTTTCTCGTACGGCGTCGCCTGCGGAGCAGCGGGAGGCTGGCCAAGCAATTTCTCGGGATCCGGCAGCCGCAGTGTCCGGTACAGACGCATCCGAACTTCGTCCCATTTCGTCATGGGGTCTTTGAGCAATTCCATGTATACGTTGGCGAGCGCGCTGCGGTGCATCTCCGTAGCAAGCTGCGGGTCGGCGGTTACGACGACGTCACCGTCGGTAGTTGCGGACATTCCCTGCGGGAGCATGTCGTAGGCGTCGGCCATCTGGACGAACATACGGAATTCTTGCGTCATGGACGCAACTAGCCGGCGGTGCACGGCGGACTGTACTTGCGTGCCCGTGTCGATCAAGCCTTTGGCCAGCGTGGCCGTCATGGACGCAGGCGCGTTCTCCAGCAAATTCAGCGTCCCGGCCAAGCGGTCGCCGAGCGTCATCAGCTTTTCGAGCACCTGCACAGAGCCAGGCGACACGGATTTGGTCGGGAATGCCGAAAAACGATTCGCCAGCGGAGCGCCGTCTGTCGGCACGGTCGTAATGCGGTTGCCCTTCAATTCGATCGTGTCGGGAAGTCCGAAGCCTCCGCCCGCCAGAATGCCGCCGTTCTGCGCTTCGCTCTCCGCCGTATCGGTTATCGACGCCAAAAGGTGGTCGGCGGCACCTTCGACACGGCTCAGCAACTTGCCGAACCCCATCGGGAAGAACCCGCCTTTCGGGTCTGGCAGAAAGCGGTACGGGTAAAACCGGCGAATCGGATTGAAGTACAACTGTTCTTTGGTGTTAATGACAGTCTTCTTTGACCAGCGCGGTACGATTTTGATGACTTCCGGGGTATCATCGCGCGAGACGACGATAGTCCACGGTTCATCTATTTCGTCGCCATCGAGATCAAGCCACAGGTCAATCTCGTAGAACTTCTTCGGCGCCTGCGGATCGCGTTCGTCGTATCTCGGTTCGTAGTCGATCCAGCGCCCGCGCTGGATCGAACGTTCGATTTCGTACGGGTACCGCTCGAATTGGTGCGTGATTCGTGGCGCGCGTTCGATTGCCCGTACGTTCTTGTTGATGATAACGTCGCCGCACGTCAAGAAATGCGAATGAAAAGCCTTATCGCTTTCGTCGAAAGAGCGCTTTCGCCATCCCAAGCCGGTAACGGCCATGTGCACCACAAGCGGGTCCGTATCCAAAGTCCAGTTCGGGTCTTTGGTACGGAGTTGGCTGGATACCCATTCGGCCAGCGCTTCGCCGCCGGGTTCGCTCGCTCGCGCCAGGTCCGGCTCACCTAGCAGTGCGTCGGTAGCGCGGGCGGCAAATTGAATGACAGCGGAAAGCGTCATCTCCGTGGAAGGTGGCGGCCTCTCGCCGGAGCCCTCTTGCTCGCTGGCTTTGGGCTGGTCGCCGTGACTGGCGTCTACGTCGTCCAGAAAACCTTCGGCTTCGCTAAGCCATTCGGACATCGACTGTTCGTCGATCCCGACCAATTCTATAAGATCAACGGCAAGATTTCGGCGCTCGCTTTCGCCCAGCTTTTCGGCAAGGTTGCCGAATTTCTCAGGTGCAGACAGGTCTAGTTTTAGCTCGGGCAGGTCGCGCATGATTTGTCATACATCTGGTAGGAGGACTTGTCAACGATACCACAGTTTGACCGGAACCGCATTCTTGTGCTAATTATGACGGCGATTGCAAGTCTTGGGCCTGTAGGCCGGAACACCACCCGCAACGAAAGGAATATCCCTTGCAGGTCATCGATCGCAGTATCCAGGCTTCCCAGTACTGGCCGGGCCTGTACGCCCTTTTCGGTCTCGACTACGAACGGCTGATGCCGATCTATACGCAGTTCTACGATCCGAAGCCGTCGGAAAAGGCGTTCGAAGAATTCATGACCGAACGCGCCGGCCTGGGCCTCGCCGTCCAGCAGCCCGAACTGGAGCCTGTCCAGTTTGACGTGCCGAACGAAGGCTACCGGACGCAGGTCACCCATGCGTCGTACGGCCTCGCCGCGGCGATCTCGCGGGAAGCCAAGGACGACAATCTGTACGAAGATGTCGGCGCCCGCATGATGAAAGAGTTGGCGTTTTCGGCTCGGCAGACCGAAGAATACATCGCCCACGCGCCGCTGCAGGTTGCTGGCGATGCCGTCAACGGCGTTCGGGCCGACAACGTGCCATTGATCTCCTCGAGCCACCCAACCGCGACCGGCGTTCAATCGAATCAGCTTGTATCGGCGAACGTCTCGGAACTGGCCTTCGAAAACGCCGTGATCCAGATTTCGTACGCGCGCAACGGCCGCGGCTTCATTATCAACGTCATGCCGAAGCGCGTCATCCTATCGCCGGAAAGCGGCCCGGAGACCCGGCGTATCCTCGGTTCGCCTTTGCAGTGGAACGCGCAGACCAACAATATCAACGTGCTGCGGGCCACCGGTGCGCTGCCCGAAGTGATCGAAACGCCGTATCTGGTCGATAAGGACAACTACTTCATTCAGACGTCCGAACAGGACAAGGACAACGGCCAGGGCTTCACCTTTTGGGAGCGCTCCCAGCTCGAAACCCGCGAAGACAGCAACTGGTCGAATCAGGCTTCACTGATCGCCATCTGGTTCCGTTGCGCTGCTTCGATCATTGACTTCCGTACGGTTTACGGCAGCCTCGGCGCGTCCGGCTAGTCCCTAGGCGCTGCCCTCTCAGGGCGTTCCTCCCTAGACTTGAAGGCCCCGGCGTGCAACCGTCGGGGCCTTCCTTTCTTCGCGTCGGCGCGGTAGGGTACCCACATGGCATCGGCAGCTCACAGCCCTAAACCGAAGTTTGGCAGCGCCGTGCTGTGGGGCGCGTGCTCACGCTGCAATGCACGCGTGCGCTACTCGACCTTGAAGCGCGAGCGGCTAACCGGGTTGCTGGTATGCAGCAAGTCGTCGGGCAGGGCCGTGCGGTCGTGCTGGGATCCGTGGCCGGAAGTGCTCGACTTCCAGGCCTTCCCCGACAAGTCGATTGAGCCGCCGCCGGAACCGCTTCCGCTGCGCTACAATCTTGACGCCATTTGGGGTTCCGGGCC